ACTTATCTAGCTGATTTACCAGTAAATAGAGAAGATAAAGCAGCAGGTGGATTAATGGAAGCTACACGCAATATCAAACCTTTAGTCAAAATGGCTGAAGGTGGATCAATGCTTGCTCCTAAAGATGAAAAGTTTCCAGACTTAACAGGCGATGGAAAAGTAACACGCGCTGATGTACTTAAAGGTCGTGGAGTTTTTCAAGAAGGTGGCACAGTTCCTGTAGATACCTACCCAAATATACCACCAGAAGAAATGGCAGAAGCAAGAGCTTCCCAACTTCCTGATAACGAAATGGAAGATCAATACATAAACTATATCATCAATGAAACACTTGATGAATCTGAACAACAATATTTACAGAATGCTTTAGCATCAGACCCTCAACTTAATTCAATTCTGGATAAAGTTATGGTTACTGCTGCTGAGTTTTCTGGGGCTGGAGAAGTTGATGGCCCCGGAACTGGTGTATCAGACTCAATACCCGCTAGATTATCTGACGGAGAGTTTGTTATGACCAAGAAGGCTACTGATCAAATAGGCGCTGACAACCTCCAACGAGTAATGGATGAGGCTGAACGTGCTTATGATGGTGGCTTAATGAGTCGGCCTGACAGCTTGGCAAAGACATCTATGAGCAATGAAGATATTATTCAGCGCCAGATGGCTGGGTCAAGCAAAATGCCGAGTATACGTTAATACGGCTACCTTGAAGTAACAAGCCCCTATCAGTTTGACGAAACAACAAGATAGGCTACCTTGCAAACAACAAGCCCCGTTTGGAGAAGTAACATGACTGTTGCAGATAAAATCGAGGAACAAGAAGCAAACCCTTATAACGCAAAGAAAGATTGGCATGAACAGCAAACTCCTAATTTTGCTAATGCTGATGGTCTTTTCTTTGAGCCTCAGACTAATAAGGCCACCTCCAGCAAAAAAGCTGAAGCCCCTGAAAATGAATCTAAGGATGTAAATTATAAGAAGCGTTACGATGATTTAAAGAAGCATTATGATAATAAAGTTTCTGAATTTAAACAGCGAGAACAAGAGCTAGTAGCTGAAGTACAAACAAATACTCCTCAGTATCAAGCTCCTAAAAGTGCTGAAGATTTAGAAGCCTTTAGGAAAAAAAATCCAGACCTGTACGATACAGTTGAAACTGTAGCACATTTGCAAAATGAACAACAATTGACAGATATACGTCAAGAGTTAGTCGCATTAAAGCAGCGTGAAACAGACATAGCTAAGAAAGAAGCTGAAGTTGAGTTGCGTCAAAGGCATCCTGACTTTGAAAACATTCGCGGCGATGAAAAGTTTCATGAGTGGGCTAAGCTCCAACCTGAAGAAATACAAAACTGGGTGTACAACAATCCTAATAATGCCTCTTTAGCTAGTAAAGCTATTGATTTGTTTAAACTCGAAAATGGTAGTACTGCTAGGTCAACCAAAACACAGTCTGCATCTAAAGGAAGTGCAGCAGACATGGTTTCGACTAAAACGAAATCCATCGATACTAAACAACCTAAGATATGGACTGAACGGGAAATCGCTCGAATGTCCGTTACTGAGTTTGATAAATATCAAGACGATATTAACCAAGCAATCAGTGAAGGACGAGTGACAAAATAACTTGTTTTTTATTGAGGTAATATACAATGGCTTATAACCAATCAGATCAATATTTTGAACCGAGTACGGATACAAACGCTAACTTTGCTAACTCCGTAGCTGGTCAAACTAACTCATACTTCCTTCCTGCTATTTATAGTAAGACGGTTCTTAATTTCTTCCGTAAGTCTTCTGTTGCAGAAGCAATCACTAATACTGATTATTCTGGAGAAATTTCAGCTTATGGTGATTCAGTACGTATCATCAAAGAACCTGAAATTACTGTGTATCAGTATGAAAGGGGTGCGGATGTAACTGCAACTAAACTAACTGATCAAGAAGTTAACTTGGTTGTAGATACAGCTAATGCTTTTAAATTCATCGTAGATGATATTGAAACCAATATGTCTCATGTCAACTTCCGTGAAGTAGCTGCATCTTCAGCAGCCTACTCTTTGCGTGATGCTTTTGACCAAGGCGTAATTGCTTCTATGTTTGCTGGTGTGTCAGCTGCTAGTCCGAATCACATTTTGGGTTCTGATAGTGCTACTGATCTAGCATCTGGTACTTTTGATGGTACTGGTAATCTTGATATTGGTTTTGGTAGTAATGAGCATGATCCAATTGATGTTCTTTCACATATGGCGCGTCTTCTTGACGAAGCAAATGTTCCTGAAGAAGGTCGTTGGTTCTTAGCAAATCCAGAGTTCTATGAGCAGCTTGTACAAAGCAACTCAAAACTTCTGTCTGTCGATTACAATGCTGGTCAAGGTTCTATCCGCAATGGATTGGTATCCTCTGGCAAGCTGCGTGGATTTGATATGTACAAGACTAACAATATTGCTGCTGCTAGTAATGCTGCTGGCAAGTGCCTTGCTGGGCATATGTCTTCTACTTGTACAGCTCAAACTATTGTCAATACTGAAGTGATCAGAGATCCTGATAGCTTTGGTGACATTGTACGTGGCCTCCATGTTTATGGAGCCAAGGTACTTCGTGCAGACGCTTTGGTATCTGCATTCTATGGTATCGACTAAGATTATCGGGGGTCTGAAATATGGCCCCCTTTAATTTAATTAATGGAGAATGATATGAAATGGTCTAAGCCTACTTACCAAAAATTAAGACTTGGTTTTGAAGTCACGATGTATTTCAAACAGGTATAACCTATGCCTCAAATTGGAAGCGAACAAAACCCCGTTAGATTTAATGTAAATAAAAAAATAAAAATTCGTTCTGCATATTATAGAAACGAAGACAAGAAAAAAGCTGATGAAAACTATGACAGGATTTTTAGAAATCCTGATAATCCTGTAAATCATAAAGAGGAAAAGTAATATGATGCATGGTGATAAAAAGAAAATGATGGGTGGCGGTAGGATGCAATACGGCCACGGCAGCAAAGTTAAAAAAGATGGTAACAAAGTAGCACGTAACGAATACAGCAAAGGTGGTTCTGTTTCTGGTGCTATGAAAACTGCGAAGCCTTGTTAAGATGAAAGTTCAAGCTCCCGAAGGTTATCATTGGATGAAGAATGGTAAATCTTACAAACTAATGAAAGATCCTAAAGAAGGCTATAAAAAACACACAGGATCTTCAAAGTCTGCAAACTTTGATATTCAAAAGGTTCATAAGAAATAATGGCTAAATCATATCTAACATTAACAAATGAACTATTAAGAGAATTAAATGAAGTTATATTAACTTCTTCTAATTTTAGTTCTGCTATTGGTATACAAGCTCATGCAAAGGATTGCATAAATAGAGCTTATTTAGATATGGTAACTGAAGAACCTAAGTGGCCTTTTTTAGCTACAGGTGAAAGTGGTGCTACAGATCCTATGTATGGCAATGTTTCTGTAGACACAGTAGCTGGAACAAGATGGTATGAGCTAAAAGCTGCTAGTAGTGACGCAACTGGTGACTATGGAGCAATTGAATGGGATAATTTTTACATAACTACTGTAGGGGTTAGCGGTGAATCAGCTCCTTATGTATCTCAAAATTTATCTTTTTTTACTGCGGAAACATGGAAAGATTTTAGACGTACCAGAGAAAATAGCGATGATGCGGATGCTCAAAATCATGGGCAGCCAAATGCTGTTATTCGTAGTCCTGATGGTCGTAACTTTGGATTAAGTCCTATACCCGACAAAGTGTATAAGGTTTGGTTTTTTGCATATGACTTGCCTACAGAGCTGTCAGCACATGGAGATACTATTGTATTTCCTGATTTGTATAGTACAACTTTGATGGCTAAAGCTAGATATTTTATACATCAATTTAAAGAAAATCCTCAAGCGGCTGCTTTTGCTTTAGATGATTATAAGAAAGGACTAAGAAGTATGCGTGAAAATTTATTAGGGCCAAGCACAGCTTATTTTAAAGATGACAGAATGGTATTTGTTTAATGTCCTTAGCATTCGGATTATCTTGCCGTGGAGGATTAAATACTAATCTAAATTCTTTAGAGCTTTTAGGTCAGCCGGGATTTGCTACAGTTTTACAAAACTATGAAGTTGATCCTGATGGTGGCTACAGAAGAATAAATGGGTTTACTGCCTATGGTAGTTCTTCGGCTGCTAATCCAAATAGTTCTAATAGAATTTTAGGTACGTTTCCATATGCTGATGGAGTAATAGTATGTTCTGGTACAAATATTTATTTTAGTAATACTGGAACATCTTGGGTACAGATAAACAGAAGTAGTGTGTCTGGAAATGGAGATAACTATTCTACTTTTACAGGACGTTCAGTTTTAACAAGAACTAACCAAGGTCAAGCTAGTTTTGTTTTATTTGAAGGTGCTGATTTTGATTATGGTGAAGTTATTATTGCTGATGGTGCTAATAAACTTTACTCTTTTAGAATGGAAGGGACAGGAAGTATAACTGATCGTACATTCTTTTCTGCCGAAATTACTGTTAGTGGCACTAAAGGTGTTAAATATATAACTATTCATGACCATCATTTAATTGCAGCTGGTGTAGAAGATAACTTAAATACAGTTTTTTACAGCGTATATAACGATCCTGATAACTTTTCAGGCACTGGTGCAGGTTCAGTAGTTATATCTGATCAAGTACAAGGAATTAGAGGATTCCGAACAGATTTAATTGTATTCGCTAAAAATAGTTTACATAAACTAATAAATATAAATGACTCTAGTAGTATACGTATTGATCCTATTGCAGAAAATGTAGGTTGCCTTTCTGGATATTCTATTCAAGAGATTGGAGGAGATTTAGTTTTCTTAGCTCCTGATGGTATACGAACTATTGCAGGTACAGCAAGAATTGGAGACACAGAGTTAAGCTCAGTCTCTAGACAAATACAAGGTCTTATTACAACTATAGCTAATAATATTAGTTCTTTTGTAATAGATAGTGCTGTAATTAGAGCTAAGTCTCAGTATAGATTATTTTATGCAGGAGCAAGTGCTTCTCCATCTACTTCTAAAGGTATTATAGGTACTTTTACAGGCCAAGGATTTGAGTGGTCTGAAACTGTAGGGATTCAAGCTTTTGGATTAAGTTCAGGTTTTGATTCAGCAGGTATTGAAAAATATTATCACGGTGATAAAGATGGTTATGTTTACAATCATGACGTAGGTAATTCTTTTTTATTAGATGGTTCTGAGACAAATATAGTATCTACTTATGAAACTCCAGATCTTGATTTTGGAGATATTGGAACATTAAAAACTTTAAAATATGTAAAGACATCTATATCTCCAGAAGGAGATGTGTCTCCAGTTTTAACTGTTAGGTATGACTATAAAAGCATCGACATACCTCAACCAGAAGATATAACATTATCTGATATACCTCTCCCTGCTATTTTTGGATCTACTAGCTCTACTTTTGGTTCAGCTACTTTTGGAGCAAGTAATGATCCAATGGTAAGAACTACATTAACCGGAAGTGGACATACAGTTAGTCTTAGAATTAGAACAGACGATAAAAATCGTTCATATGGGATAAATGGTTTTTATCTAGATTATATGCCATCAGGTAGGAGATAATAATGGCGCAGACTTACACACGACAAAGTTCTTTTGCAGATGGCGATACCATCACAGCAGCTTTATTTAATAATGAATATAATCAATTATTAAATGCTTTTAGTTACTCTTCTACAAGTGCATCTTCTACAGGTCATAGGCATGATGGTACTGCTGGACAAGGTGGAAATATACACACAATTGGTGATCTTGATTTTTTAAATAAGATAGTAGTAGACAGCACTAATAACCGTTGGGGTTTCTATGTAGAAGTAAGCTCATCTGCAGTAGAGCAAATACGAATACAAGATGGAGCTATAGTACCTGTAACAGACAATGACATTGATTTAGGTACAAGCTCTTTAGAATTTAAAGATTTATTTTTAGATGGAACAGCAACGGTAGACGCTTTAGTTGCTGATACGGCAGACATAAATGGTGGAACTATTGATGG